TACTATTTAAAAGTAGGCAAAAGATAATATTTTCTTGCAAGGAATAGTAATATGTCAACAATGTTAGAACAAGCTTTAGTAGACGCAGGCGCACTTAAAGAAGCAGCGCTTAAAAATGCAGAGACAGCAATATTGGAGCGATACGCTGCCGATGTTAAAAATACAATGAATTCTCTCTTAGAACAAGAAGAGGATTTTGGAATGGATATGGGAATGGAAGTTGCGGATGACCCGGACGCCGGAATCCCCGACGCAGCAACAGAGGGTGAGAAACTTTGTCCTTGTCCCGACGAAGGAGAGGTAAAAGTTTATACCTTTAAAATGCAGGACATGAGAGATACTCTCAAAAAACTAGATGACGAGCCCATGGAAGATTCTGAAGACTTAGCTGTCGACTTGGGAGCTGAAGAAGAAGAGGAAGAACTAGATCTAGGCTTACAAGAAGAACTAGAACTAGATGAAGAATTGCTCTTTGAATATCCCGAAGAAGTCGAAGAAGAAGTTCTCCCTGAGAATATTGATATTGAAAAGCTGGTTGAGGAAGTGATCGTTGACCTTGCTGGAGACGAATTAACTGGTTGGGCAGGACGCCCCGGATCAGATGTTGAATACGCCAAAGAAATTAGATTAGCACGACTTGCTTCGACAGAGGCCAAAGAGAAGACTGCACAACTTAATGCAGCCCTTGGGCAACTCACAGAGTCAAGCAAAGCCGTAGCTAATGAAAACCAACTTCTTAAGCAAACGCTTAAGACGATGAAAGAAAAACTTGAAGAAGTTAATCTTTCAAATGCAAAACTACTTTACATGAATCGGACATTGAATAGTCCCTCCCTGAATGAGCGACAAAGAAATAAAATTGTCGAATCTATTCAGAATGCTGATTCAGTTGAAGAAGCGAAGGTCATTTATGAAACCCTTCAAAGCGCAGTGGGTTCCTCTAAGAGAGAGCCAAAATCACTTCGCGAAGCAATCAAAAGACCTTCAATCTCCGTGCCTAATAGAAGAGATGTTAATACTCGACAACGCGATGTCGTTGTCAAGGAACGTTTCCAACGTTTGGCTGGAATTTCGAAAACTGATAAATAATCAAAATACATTATAAAAGGAGGTGATTTTACTATGTCAGTACTTAATAAATTAACAGAAGGGATCGTGTCTCGCGATCTCCGCCAAGAAGGTGATGCTCTTCTCTCTAAATGGGAAAAGACTGGTCTTCTTGAAGGCCTTGAAGCGGATAATACCCGCCAAGGTATGGCACGCTTGCTTGAAAACCAAGCTGCTCAGCTTCTAAAAGAAGCTTCCTCTATGTCAGGTGGTTCCGTCGAAGGCTTTGCTTCCGTCGCATTCCCGCTCGTCCGTAGAGTTTTCGGTGGTCTTTTGGCCAACGATGTTGTCTCGGTTCAGCCAATGAGCTTACCTTCGGGTCTCATTTTCTTCCTCGACTTCACCCACAATGTTGCTCGCGCAGGCACTGTTGCCGGCGGATCTTTGTACGGTGGAAACAAGGTCGGCTTCGAGATCACAGGTGGTGTTAACCTTGGATACGAAGGTGGTATGGCATCATCGGCCAATATGGCAGCTGTCGATATCGACCGCGGTTTTTATAACCTCTCCACTGGCTACTCGTCCCCAACCGGTTCAACCGCGCTTGATAATACCAACCAGTCAAACGCTCACGTTGCAACAATTGACCTTACGCCCGGTACTATTACCGAAGCACAGAAGAAACTTCTTCGCTACGACCCAGATGTTCTAGGCTTAGGCGCAGGCCATGAAGCCGTAGTCGGTTCTATCGAACTGCAATACATTGAAGAGTCCGGTCAACTGCTCAACAGAGACCAGTTAACAGGTGTTACGTTTGCGGTCCACGGCTCAGAGGATCGCGTCCATCAGGCGTCCCTTGTTCGTCGTTTGACTACGCTTGGTTCTACTTCTAACCACCCTGCTGAAGCTGCTTGGGATGGCACTGAGGATACATTGTACTTCGTGTACGTCGCGCAAGACGCCGATATTCATGGCTATTCTGCTGGTGATGATGTCTTCAATGGTGGCGTTCCTACTGTCAACTTCCCACTTGCTGATAACTTCACTGGTGATCCTGCTGGCCGTGCGTCCGCAGATCACGTTGGTGTTGTTGCTGCAACTACTGAGTGGGGTCTTGAGGATGAAGCATTCATTCCTGAGATCGACATTAAGGTAGATAGTATTGCTGTCACAGCGATCACCAAGAAGCTCAAAGCTAAGTGGACTCCTGAGTTAGGTCAAGACCTCAACGCATACCATAACTTGGATGCTGAGGTTGAGCTTACTTCAATTCTCTCTGAGCAAATTGCTCTTGAGATTGATCGTGAGATCTTGAACGACCTTGTTCAAGGTGCAACTGCTGGTACACTCTACTGGTCACGTTCACCGGGTCTCTTCGTTAATCGCGAGACTGGTGCTGAAATCGGTGCATCTTCGGCTGCTCCTGACTTCACAGGTACCGTGTCCGAGTGGTACGAGACTCTCATCGAGACTATCAATGATGTCTCTGCTAGAATCCATCGCAAGACTCTGCGTGGTGGAGCTAACTTCGTGATTTGTTCACCAGAAGTTGCTTCTATCCTTGAGTTCACTGCTGGCTTCCGTGCAGCCGTCACTGTTGACTCTGATACAGGAACAATCGGCGCCGTTAAGACTGGCGCTATCTCCAAGAAGTTCGACGTTTACGTCGATCCTTACTTCCCACGTCAAGTTATTCTTGTCGGCCGTAAGGGTGGAAGCTTCCTTGAGAGTGGCTATGTCTACGCTCCGTATGTGCCTTTACAGGTCACACCTACAATCTTCGGTGTCGAGGACTTCGTACCTCGCAAGGGCGTCATGACACGCTACGCTAAGAAGATGGTGCGTGGTGATATGTACGGTCTTGTTATCTGTCGCGGTCTTGCCGGTGAGGCTGGTGCAACCAGCTAATCCATAGGGATTGACTAACAAACCAACCCGCTCTCTTCGGAGGGCGGGTTTTTTTATGTTTATCGCGACAAAGGTTATTAGAGGGACTACTTATTAACAAGGCATGAGTACACTCAATGGCCTTTTTAAAATTAACTTATTAATAGAAGAACTGGGGGAAACCCCGATAGGGCTTCCAAAGGAGAAAAAATTATGAGTTCAAAAAGAATGGGACAAGCAAGGTTCGAAGGATTAGCCAAGAGCCTTAATAAAAGAGACGGTGGGATTGATATTCCCGTCGCAGAATTGAATCCGGGCAAATATCATGCATATTTTGATGAGTTTCACACCGCTCACATCGCTACAGATTCCGCTGTGACCGCAGCTACGGCTGGTGTTGGTATGCCTTGGGACGCTACGATTGCATCAGGAGGCAGTATTCTTCTTGATATTGCAAAAGTAGGCGGGCAGGTTAAGCTTTTAAATGACACCACCGACAATGATGTTCTTAATATGCAAGCCATCGGCGCCGGCTTCAAATTCGCCAGCAGTAAGAAACTTTGGTTTGAATGCAAACTCAATGTTGCTGATGCTGATAGAAGTGGCTTCTTTGTTGGGTTAGCCTCGGCCAGTGGAGCCGCAGACCCATCTGTGATGGCAGAGTTTGACGACTGTGTGGGTTTCACAACGCTCGACGGAGCCGCGGCTGTGACTATTGACCATGTAGTTGCAAAGGGGTCAGCCCAAACACTTGCAACCACAGGCAATACCTTAACTGACGACACAGAGGTTACTTTGTCGATTTATTGGGATGGGTCGACCTTCTATTATTATGTGGATGGTGTTTTGGGCACAGGCCCGGCCAATACTAACACACCAGACAATGTGGTTGTTTTCCCAACTATTGAATTTGCAAACCGCCACGCTTCTGCGAACTTTATGCATGTCGATTACATAAGAGTTGTTCAAGAACGATAAGATAATCTAATTCATTATCTTTCAAACCCCCTTCCTTTATTGGTTGGGGGTTTTGTTTTATATGGAACTAATTATAATAAACAGGAGACTTAATGCATGGCCGTTCCTCAATTGACACCAAGCAGCACCACTAGCGCTGTTATATTACCTGCTACCGGAAGCACCAGTGATGTTGTGGCAGCGTGCCCAATCGGGGTTTACCTTGATGAAGACTTTAAGGCAGGCGCAGCCGCCCAAGTAGCTTATACATATAAGAAGCTTGGTGGTGATATATTAGACATCGAGATCAAAGCAGATAACGTCTACGCGGCCTATGAGGAGGCTTGCCTAGAGTACTCCTACCAGATTAACATACACCAAGCCAAGAACGTCCTCTCGGACCTATTAGGCATGGCTACGGGTACATTTGATCATAAGGGTGAACACTCTACGTCAGAGCTGGATTCTGTCAGTGGTTCCTTGGTTAATCTTAAGTACCCGAGATACAGATTTACATATGCCCAAAGAATAGCAGATGGTTTGGCAGAGGAAGCAGGCGTCGGCGGAGACCTGATAGAATATTCAGCTTCATTTAACACGATTAGAAATCAGCAAGAGTACGATCTACAAACAATTATTTCTGGTAACTCAATTGATATCAATGCCGAGACAAGCAAAGCAGTCCCATATGGAACAGGCAGCATCGAAGGCGCCGCAGAATCTCTAAAACTTAATCAGCAAGATAGAATGAACCGTAAATTTAAGATTCGGAAAGTTTTCTATAGAACACCAGCTTCGGTCTGGCGTTTCTACGGCTATTATGGTGGCCTCAATGCAGTTGGTAACTTAAACAACTATGGCCAGTTTGCAGATGATACAACTTTTGAAATTATTCCGACATGGCATAACAAGCTTCAAGCAATGGCCTATGAAGATCATTTGTACACTAGGCTTTCTCATTACTCTTACGAGATCCACAATAATATATTAAAGCTATTCCCAGCACCACAAGGGAAAGAAGAAAAGATGTGGGTCACGTTCACTGTACATAGAGATGCTTGGGAAGAAGATTCAGACAGAAAGAGTGGTGTCGCTGGTATCAATAACATGAATACACTGCCATTCCCTAATGTACCTTACAAGAATATCAACTCTATAGGTAAACAGTGGATTCGTCGATATGCTCTAGCTCTAACAAAAGAAATCCTAGGCCAAGTAAGAGGTAAATTCGCCACATTACCAATTCCGGGTGAATCTGTAACTCTTAATGCTAGTGATCTCCTATCACAGTCTAAAGAAGAGCAGGCTAGCCTTAAAGAAGAAATCAAAACCGTCTTAGACCAAATGACTTATAAGGCGCTTGCAGAACAAAACGCAGCCATGGTCGCAGCTGTTGACACCGTATATCAAGAAATACCGATAGCAATTTTTCAGGGGTAATTAAATGTCTGAGAATGAGAAGAAATGGAAACAACCTTTACAACCACCGCCCCCTTTATTCATTGGAAAAAAGGAACGAGATCTTGTAAAGCAAGTTAATGATGAACTCATTGAAAGAGTCATTGGCCAGCAAGTTGTATATTATCCTATCGATCTAGCCAAAACAAACTACCATACTTTATACGGCGAGGCAATAAACAAATCTTTCTTGCCGCCCATAAGAGTTTACGCCTTAGTAGAGTACGAAGGCATTCAAACAAAGTTTGACACAAACATCGGTTTAGACAAAGAAGCTAGCATTACTGTTCACTTTCACAAGAGAAGATTAACAGAAGACCAAGACTTGTTTGTCCGAGAAGGTGATTTCGTTCTATACGGTGATATATACTATGAGATTACAATTTTATCAGAGCCTAGACAATTGTTTGGGCAAATTGACCACAAGATGGAAATAACTGCTAAATGTATAAGAGCAAGAGAGGGCCTATTCGATGCCAGTTGATACATACAACAGGAATTATACTGAAGTTAAGGATGCTGATGGCAACTTAAAAGAGATTATCTTTATGCCGTCAACAATCGAAACTATCGACCAAGCCTTTTACAATTGGGTTGATGAAACAATGAACCCATCAGCAACTACTAATAAAGGTTTTAATAAAGTTCCTGTTATCTGGATCTCAGCAGAAAGAGCATTTCAAGTTAAAAGCAATAAAGAGTTAAGAGATAACAATGGTGTTCTTAAATTGCCGCTTATGATTGTTAATAGGACAGAGATCGCCAAGGACTCATCGTTTAAGGGTGTAGCTTGGGCTCACATTCCAAACATGAATGATGGCCTAAGAGGGCCCAGAGGTGGAGCCTTAACAGTAGCGAGAAGAATAAACCAAGAAAAGACTTCTAATTTTGTAAATGCAGATTCGAAAAGAAAGTTTGGAACCCTAGGCTCAGCGGCTTCAGGCCATGGCCAAGAAAACTTTCCCTTTGCAAATCCGGGTAAAGTTGTTTACGAAACTATGACAATGCCCATCCCAGTATACGTTTCAGTTAAGTACGAGCTAACTATTAGAACAAACTACCAACAACAGTTGAATGAAATAACTACACCTTTCATGACCAAGACGGG